TACACCTTTCGCAACATTGATAGAAGTTAGTTTTAACGGATCATCAAATCCCCTAAAAAGTATTTTTTGTCCGGTTGATTTGTATGTTGCCTCGCAGGGGTTAAGAGTAAATTTCCAGAGGTGTGTTACGTGCAATCTTTCCGCGGCTTTTTGAAGCTCCGCAAACGTGGATGTCTCGTGGGTGTTCCCCGTCTGACGTACAACAAGTGTGTTCGACAGCGGATATTGCATCATATTGTAGATATACCACATTGCCGCAGTGGTAGATTTTTTTGACGACCTCCCGCCCTTTACAACACGGTACGGTTTACGGGTGTTCCAAAAAGACCCGTACCCCTTTCCGATAACTTCCGGAATATTAACGGTGACTACTGTTTTTGCCATAAATCTAATCCTTTAATATTATCTGCGTCGATTATTTTTTCTTATTAGCCATCCTCTGAAACTCTTTTTTTCCATACTTTTTTCTCCCGGCCGACGCGGCAATGGCGTCAGCCTGTGCGCGTGTCTTGCCAGTGCTCACGATAGCATCTGACATTTTCTGAAATCTGCCCCCTCCGCCCTTGCGAAGAGACTTGCCTTTATATGTTTTATCCATGAAAACACCCCTATTTGTTGTTATGTAAACCATTTTTGTGCACGTTGTCGTATTGGAAAAGTGTTTACCCCGAGAAAAAATCGTCTCAATTAGCATTTTGCACAATTATTTGCCATAGGGAGCCGCCGTGTAAATATGAAAATCGGCTTACCTCCCCTATTTTTGTTTTTTGGCATTACAAAATAAAAAGTCTGGATTTTAATATCCTATAACATCCACCCCCGCCCCCCTCTCCGATCCGGGGAACCGTCTTTTCAATTCTTCATTCATCCAATTACGGCAAAACGGATAGTACCATGCAAAACACGAAAAAAAGCGCCGTTCATGACCTTAAATAGGCCACACGGACGCATATGTCATTATGACGAAGCGGTTCTGTTTTGGCTGTATTTTGTTCAGCCTTTAGCCGAAAAGCTAGCAAACCCTTGCAATTACGGGCTTTTTTGATTACCAATAATTGAACAAAATAATTTTTTTGTTCTGTTTGTTAGTCTTCCAGCTCGTCTGCACCGCGGAAACACACTAACTGACCTTCTACAGCGAGCTCCTGACGGTCTGACCATCCACCGGTTTTGTGGTTGTTTATTAGGCTGAATTTAGCCCCGTTTACACCGTCTTTATCATACAGCCTGGACTCTGCATATTGCTGTACTCGTTCCCGCGCGCGTTCAATCGTGCTGAAATAATCTTCCTTTTTACTATAGTTCAGCAGCGTCCCCCTATCAATATTCAGCGCCAACGCAAGACCTGACATCGTATACGGTTGCGGGAGTTTCTTATAGATGGCGTTGCCGTGTCTGTCTATCATCGGCTGTCCGTCTGAATCTATAAGTATTTCACCGTCGCACTGATTGAAGTATTCATCAATGCCTTTTTGTAGTTCATCGACATTGTCGTATTTCAGCGTCCCGAATGGTCTAGCCATATATAAATCATCCCTTCCATTTTCGTATAATCTCCATACAAAAAGAGCTGGCCTTTATTGGTCAGCTCCGTTTTCGTTATTTTAACCTTCCCGGCACTTTAATAGTCTCTTGTTCCCGGTCCATTTTCTCACGTATAGCAGCGGTCACATAAGCCGTCCTCTTCCCCTCCGGAATAGCCAGGATCGCCGCGCCGGTTTCTTTATCAAATGCGAATCGCATATTGATCTTGTTTTCCCTCTGCCACTTGTTTTTATACTTCGTCTTCTCGTTCGCCGACATTACCATATTATCACCTCAGTATACATTGTATACTTGACAATATGTCGTGTCAACGATGCACAATCACTAAATCGTGTTCACGAAGTTTGTTTATTCTGTGCATTGATTTATCGTGTTCACGATGCTATGATTAAGCCATCAAAACAAATGGAGGGAAAGAAAATGGAGAAATCGTTCAACTTCAAACACTACTCAGGAGCCAAATTTTTTGCAATATTCAATCCGGTAACAAGTAAGTACAACGTATATAAAGAAGATAAAATAACGTTCCTTGCGCCTTACACTGTTGACGAGGTCGAACGCAACATAAAGACAACGTCATGGGAAATCATCTAAGCCGCACCGACGAGCTGTAACGACAGCGAAACCGGCGTAAGCCGGTCTGCGGATACCAAATACGATATGGAGGGTTTGAAAATGTATTTTAGAAACATTACTACTCTTGACGAGTTGAAAAAAGAATACCGCCGCTTGTGCATGTTGCATCATCCAGACATTGGCGGCGATCTTGAGACAATGAAGGTGATTAACGCCGAGCACGACAAACTTTTTGAAACGCTGAAAACCCAGCACAACGCTACCGCTGACGAATACCACCAGACAACAGAAACCGCCGAGGAGTTCCGCGATATTATAGAAAAGTTGTTACATCTTGATGGTCTGTCCGTTGAACTCTGCGGTTCCTGGCTTTGGATATCCGGCGAAACCAAAAAGCATAAAGACGCGCTTGCCGCGGCTGGATGCCGCTGGAGCAAATCTAAAAATATGTGGTATTGGCACCATGCGGAGAGCGGCCGACATTGGCGCCGAGGCAAAACGTCTATAGGTGAAATCCGGTCTAAATATGGCAGCACAGTTTATAGTAGCAATGGCAAATATGAAGGACTTCCGGAAGGGGCTTAACGCCCCTCCGGTTATTGAGGTAAGTTATGTTTGAATACAGATCGGACGCCGAACTTGGCGCACGCGTTTATCTTCTCAACCCTAATACAATGAAAACAATGAAAGACATTGAGGAAGCGGAGAGAAGTGCCTTACATGGCATTGAGCGTTTGCAAAATGCTATTAATAAAATAGGCGAATACCGCATGATGTTATACGAGCGCGTGAAGGTGTTACAGACAGCAAACTACAAACGCATTCTCAAATTAGTACGCGATCCAAATTGGAGCGGCAAAAAATATTATAACGTGTCAATCGTCAAGGATTATGGCGGCGACATTGGGGAAGTACGAGAATCGCACGAACGTTATGTCGGAGCCGAACGCGCAAAAGCATTCAAAAGATTTTCAGAATTAAAAAAGCAAAATCCAGGCATTGAGGTCTTTCAAGACACGGAAAAGCGAACTTGGGAAAAATAAGCCGCCGCCGGTCACAAGCTCCGGGGCAGAAAGTGAGGATATGATGAAAGCAGTAACAGTAAAATACCAAATAGGCACATATTCGGGCACCATATCTGTTGATGCCGACGAAAACGATGATAACGAAGCAATCTTTGCACGGGCTAAGCGCAAACTTAATATCACGTTGCCAATGTATTACCAGCACTTTGAGATAATCGCAGACTGACGCGCCCAGGTCTGGCGCGGTAATACGGGGCAACACGAAAGCCGAAGGTTAACCGCCTCCGGCTTTTCCCTTTATCCCATGCCGCACGGCCCTATCAACAAGTACAAAGCGCTTGTGTCGCTTGTCACGTGCGGCACGGACAAAGGAAGAGGTAAATATGAAAACACATCACGTAAGCCAATTAACGCGCTATCCCCTGTGTACACCCCCGTAAGCTTCTATAATCTCGCTTGCCTCCGGTATATATACCGTGAGCTTACCTGGCTTATATCGAAAGCCAGAGAGGCAGAAGGGGAGCGGGCAGTAATACTTCTTTCCGGGTTCGACTACAACTTTGTATTGGCATAGATGACACGGGAGCTTTTTTCTCATAAACTTACCTTTATGCATGCTTTAATCCACAAGGCCATAATATAAAGCAGCCATTCGTTTAAACTCTTTATGCCGCAGCGCACCGACCCCACGCTTTTTATTTTTTGCGACATTCATTCCTCCCAATCAAAAAGCGCCCCGCATCCGCAAGGCGCTTTCTTACAAATCCATTATAAAACATTTTATAGGCCGATTTTTCCCGTCTTTTTCCCGTTTTTAAATATTTACATATCCAAGTTCAAGGGCGATAAAGCATAAAATACCGTTAATTCGCGTATAGGCCGGTGATTTTGTCAGGCTAACTTTTTGTGCAGCGCCGCTTATTGTATATGTCTGCTTCCAGTAAACAAGGTCAATAAGCTTTATATCGGTATCGTCGCAATGTTCAAGCGCTTTTTCAACAGCCTTTATACATTGTTCCACGTGTAATATATATTGGCTTGTTGCAAGCTTAATCCCGCTGTCTTCTGTAGGTTTGCTGATTTCCCCGGTTTTTATAAACGAAGGGTTAACGCCTTGTGTTTTTGTTTTTCCTGTGTCCCGAGAATACCGTTGTGTAAATGATGGCAATATATCCGCTTTATACTGCTCAAGACTTTTTTTATTTTCATAGTAGTGCTCTAAATCCCACTCTGCCATTCTCCTGACGTGCGGAGAAAGCGAAAATTTATATCTTGCCATATTGCCTCCAATCCAGTGTCCTAATTTGCTGTCTCTATAATGCGCGCCTATATCCTCCTGTTCTGCTTATGCGCCCGCGCGCTCTGTCAATGTAATCAGTTCAAAATCGGCCACTAGGAAACATAACTCTTTTGACATCGTTCCTTTATATCCGTCAAATTCCATTTCTTTGCGTATCGTAATTTTTGCCGTTAACCTGCCGTCAAAATTCCCCATCCATGACGTAAATTTGTCTCTGTTCGCATTTTCTATAGCCTTGATTACATCTTTTGTCGCGTAATAAAACTCTGTGTTCGGTCCGCCTCCGCAGTAGTTCCAATTGCGTGCAAGATAAATATCTTTTTCTGTTTTGTGCCTGTACACTGATATCGTAAGCATTATTTTTCCTCCTGTTCTGCTTCTTTTTGAAGCCACGCAAGCCGTTCTTCATATGGCGTGATGTTTCTTTCTACATGGCCGAGAGCCTCAAACGCTAAAAGTTCGCGTGCCAGCTCCACGTCTGTCATCTGCCTATACTTATCCCCGTTTGTCATGATATATCCTTTCCTTTCGTTATCGCTGGTATTTCATGGCGTTAACTCCGGCGTTCTCCATTCGAGCAAAATTGATGTCTATTTATCCTTTCTCCGCCAAATTGTCCGAGTTCGCAGACGCCAACGGGCTCATAGTGAATGCACTCTCCGCAATGTACGATATCTGGTGTGCGGCGGTTCCATTCGGAACGAGCTTCTTTCTTGGTATTGAACCTTCCGCCGTAATCTTCGTCAAACCCAAAAAACATATCACACCCATTGCATAAAATGGAATAAGGCTTGTTTCTGGATGGTCTTAATAGCCTTGGTGTAACTTGTACTATTCTTGCTTCTCCCCCGCAGAACGGGCAAGGTAACAACTTATCGTTCATCGGCGGCTCCTTCCTGTAGCGCAGCCTCGGCGGCTTCGCGGGTGAGGAATACAGTTTCGCCAAAACCGTAAATATCGACTATTTGAAATATTCCATTTTTAACAACCTTTTCTGGTAACCCCGCTTTCCATGCGCCAAGCCTGTCTGACTGCCAATCTGGATTTCTGACGATTCTATATATCGTATCCCCCACCTTACACGGCAGCACCACGAATCGCTGTTCGCGTTCTGCGTTACAGATTTCGGAAAGTCTGTCAATTGGGATATCAGCCGTAAGATTGTAGCGCGTTCGGCACTCATCCTTATATTCGCAAGCCTCCGCATATAATGCCTCTTGATACTCTTTCATAAGCTTTTGGCGTTTTGCGGTTTGTTCATTTGGGTTTGCATTATTCTCGGCGATAATTTCCGCCTTTATGTTTTCTAATGTTCTATGCATTGGTTCCTCCGATCTGGTTGAATAACTTGTTTCAACCACTTGTTGACCGCCCATATTTTCTCTGTAGTGGCACATTGCGCAGTAAAATCCAGTGCTATAGCCGTCCATCTGAAACCCACATTTCGGGCAACGCAGCAGATTATCGTTCATCGGCGGCTCCTTCCTGTAGCGTCGCCTGGGCAACTATCATTGATTGCAACCAATCTCCACCTCCAATGTCAAGTCTGTATGATGTTGGGCAGTTAAAATAATTGGAAACAGATATTACTCTCCCAATTTTTCCAATCCAGCTTCTATCCATTGCGTCAATAATGCGTACCGTATCGTCTACTTCGTGTGCGGGTTTCGGTTTTATCTCCAACCGCTCCTCTTTCTCTGCGTTACAGATTTCGGAAAGGCGGTCAAGCGATATGTCGGCAATTATAGCTCTGCGCAATTCTCGGATAAGCGGCCCATATTTTAGCGTTGAGTCGCCTTCTTCATATCGCGCAATATCTGCCCGTATCTCTGCTTCTGGTCTATGCATTGATAGCCTCCTTAAGTTCTTCCTTCAGACGTTTGATAATCTCCTTAATCTGCTTTTCGCTGTTTGCATTTGCGCATTTTTCAGAATATGTCCTGAGAATTCCGGCAATATCATATTTGTTCATCTGTGCGCCCTCCTTTGGTACGAATCCTCCACAACAAATAACGTCGTCGTCTATGTATTCACTCGGCACAATTTCCCCGCCTTTAAAACAAAGCGGTTCGTCTTTACAGCATCGCTTATTATCTTTGATGTAAAACTTCGCACAGTCTTCGCATCTGTTTCTTTCCGCGTCAGGTCCTTCTCCCCATTCCTCCGCGCATCGCTTGCTATCTGGTATAAAATACATGCATCCGACGCCAGAAACATCACATTTGTATCGCCCCTCGCTGGGTTCATATTTTGCAGCTTTGCACCCCATCTACGCGCCCTCCTTTGGTATGCCGCGATATTGCCAGTTTAATCCTCCGTCACAGCATCTGCACATGTCCGCTGTTTCCGGCGTGTTGTTTTTGCACAATTCACACGGGCTGGCATATTCGCGCAAGTCATCCACCGCCGCGTCGCGTTCCTTCTCCGCGTGATCTGCGCGGGCGCGTAAGGCGATTATGGCGTCAGCGGCTTCGTTTTCCAGCGTGGATGTACCGAGTCCGCCGTTATAATACGGTGCATCACGCAGTGCCTTTATCAATTCGTCGTAGTTTGACATCGTTCATTCCTCCTTATCAGGTGCGGCGGGAAGCGGACGCCAGTGGGTCACAATATCTCCAATAACAACAGAGCCAAAATCATCCCAGTTTTTTATAACCTCATAATATCCTTCAAGCAGATAAAACTCGTCCGTTTCGTCGTCGTATTCCGTGTCGCATTCGGCGTCGCACCCTCCAACGATTTCTTTTGGCGCTGCATAATATCCATCGCAGACATATGTGTTTTTACTTGGATTTGTTTCGCACAAAAGCAAAACATGCGCTCCGCTTTTTGGCGGTCTTTCTGTTATGGGTATCCACCGCGCTTCTTCCCGCAGCCGTGCCACTTCCTCTGTCATAAGGGATAAATTCATTGTGGAATTTATCATGTCCGATTCTAGCGCGTCCTTGACTTCCCGCAGTTGCGCATTCTCCGCCTCAAGCGCCTCATAGGCGTCGAGCAAGGGCTCAACGTCTGCCAAATATGTTTCTACATATACTCCGTCCGGTATTTCTCTGCGCAATTTTTTGCATCTTGCCCGTATTGCGGCGGTGTCAATGTTCTTCATGGGGTGGCCGCCTCTGGTAATGCTGTGTTGTTTTCGATAATCGCCCGCTTAATTCGCACAGACCAATTTGTTATTTTAATCGCTTCCTGACATGGTTTGCAGACGTCGTGCGCTTCAGCTAATTTGATAATCTCGTAAATGTCTTTGTCAGTCGGTTCATTTGGATTTGGAATCGGCATTTCCGTTCCGCAGATATCGCAATATGCTTTTCTCATTATTCTTTTGCTCCTTTCGGCTGGTGGGCGTATGCAACATACTTGTCGATGTATGCTTCAAAAGTCCAATAATCTCCTTTTGCGTCAACAATTTTTTCGTCTTCACAATCGACTATCCCAAATCCGTTCAATCCAGCGTTGTCCTCTCCTTTACAAAACACCGGCATCCCGTCCATTTCCCACAGTTGCTCAAGCGTGAGCGGTTGAGGGTTCTGACGTTCTGCGTAGTCTTTAATGATGTCTGCAAGCCTCGCATTCTCCGCCTCAAGCACTTCGTAGGCGTCGAGTAGGGCGGGAAGGTCTGTGCGGGCGTGGGATATAAATTCGGCGTTGTCTGACCTAAAACAACTAGCTATGTTTTTGTTATCGCTTTGCACGTCAAAACTTTTTTCTGGTCTATGTATCCACTGTCCAGGTGTAGCCGCCTCGCATCTTGCCCGTATCGCGGCGGTGTCAATGTTCTTCATGGGGTACCTCGCTTTCTCCGCGCTCGAACATCCGATTAAACAATATCGGCAGTCCTTTTTTGACTAGTTCAGCAGAAGCCCTTGATACACACCTTTCGATTATTTCATCTTTGCGCGAATACACATAGTCTTTTACTGCCGCTTCCACACCTTTTCTGACACCCCATTTAGCACCCGTTGCTTCTGCGCTATATTGGTGCGCCATTGACGACGCGATTTTTTCAACCACTAATTTTGCAATATCTTCCTCGTTGACGGTGATTATAATTTCAGCCATTCATTTGCTCCTTTCGGCTGGTGGGCGTAAACTTCATGTGGGTGTCCAGCGCTGTAATACCAAACTCCTCCGCTATGTTGATATCCAATTTTTCCATTGTCATTTACTTTTAAAATCGCCCATCTGATTTCTTCTTTTTGATATGCGGATTTATTAAGATGCACGCACACCGGCATCCCGTCCATTTCCCGCAGTTGCTCAAGCGAGAACGGTTGAGGGTTCTGACGTTCTGCGTAGTCTTTGATGATGTCGGATATAGCGTCAAGCGCCGCAACATTGTAGTTTTGCCATCCGCATTTTTCCTCTATAATTGTCGTCGCTTCATAAAGAGCTTCTAGCAGTTCCTCCGGTGTATAGTTCATGATTGCGCCTCCTATAATTCGTCTGTAATTATTACCTCAACACGAGGATTATTTTTATCTATCGCAAAGTGATGCTCAAATCCCTCTACTCTCGCCCATCCGTCACCCTTCAGTACCCGGCATTCAACAAGCGCATCCTCGATGAATTTCATCGCCATTGAGGTGTTGCTTTTATCGCGCAGCCTGTTTGGCTCAAACCATCGGTATGTTATCCATACAGGCTTGTCAAACGATACGCCGCGCAACTGCTGAAGGATGCTCCAGCCTATAGTCTCTTGCGTTGCTTTTTTGAATTTTGCTGCTGTTTGTCTATGTATGCGTTCTTTGTCGCTGTATTCGTTGAATCCCGGCAGGCGTCCGGGGATAATAAGTGTTGCGGTCATGGTGTTGTCTCAAGTAGTTCGGGGTTATCGTGGATGTTTCCGATTACTTCCAATTTTTCGACATACATCCACCAAAAGCCGCGAATGCCATCACAGAGAAACCTTGCGCCTTTTTGTTGATATTTGACAACACCAATTTCGTCCACTTTTTTGTCGGTTGATCTTGACCACTTAGAGCCATCAGGTTTAACGTAATCTTCCCATATCGTTACGTTACGATCAATTAGCACATCGCCCTGAAATATCTTCTTGTCGTTCTTATCCGTCAGTCCGGTATATCGTCCAACCGTGGAGGGATCGACTTCAACCATGTAATCAAAAAAATATGTGTGTTCGCTTTCTTCGGCTTCAAGTGGCAGGATATAACTCTTTCCAAGATGCTTAAAAAACCATCCCTCAACCCATTCGCCGTTATCCGTCCGCTTACCACGGAATAGCATCTCGTGTTCCATTACATGCCCTCCGGTTTTTGATTAATTTTTTTATTTCGTCGCTCCGTTAAAATAGTCGAGTACCGCGTTGATACAAGGACGGCATTTTACGAACGCCCATCCTGAATGTAAATCTGCAAAAACCTTGTCGTTGAAATTTGCGCAATTTGCCGCGCGAAAGTTCGGGCTATCTACGACGTATTCATTTAGCGCTTTGCAGTTTTTACAAGTAAAAGAATCAGGTATATCGATTTCACGTTTAATTTTGATTTTCATTTTTCCTCCTATCTTTCATATGGACTTGGCAAAGTCCAACCCCATTTATCAGCGTCTTTGCTGTGGTATGCGTTGCGAAATATGTTGTGACCGTGACCGTCGGCGGCGCTTCTGTCAGCGAGTGTTGTTCCGTGGCTACCGGCTCCTAATCTGCATCGTCTGGTAAGGCTTGCGGGTTGGCGTATGTAGGAATGCCAACAATGACAATAACGAGGACGAATAATAAAATCCTGTATCTGAGTTTCATTCAATCTCCCTTTCTGTTTCTGCGGATTCGAGTTGTTTTTTTAGAAAGCCGTTAAGAAGAGTTTTTATGCTATTCGGCAGCGCCTCTATCTCTTTGGCTCTTTCAGAAATTGCCCGGTATGATCTCAAAAAGTTTGACTGAGTAACGGAGTTAAAAATATCACTGTCAACCATACCCCATTCTTTGAGCGTGTTTGCGCTTCCTAGTGTTCGCTGTATCTTTTTTGGCAACTTGTTATATTGCTTTTCCGGATAATTCCATTGCGTACTGCTCACGGCTTTAACTACAAGCGCCCAGGCTTCCATTTCAGTCATTTCCTGCGGCTGGGTAAGTAATCGAATTTTCGCTTTTACGTCCCCAATATTTGGAGGATATTTATTCTCTGATACAATCAGCGCTTGAACAGCAGCTAAAACAAATTTTGAATCGTCGTCCGCAAACATTGAGGCCCATAATTTTAGCGCCGCCTGCTTCTTTTTTTCCGTTAACTTGCTGTAATATAACGGATATGCCAACTCAAGGATATCCATCACCTTGCCGGTTTCTTCAAGAGTCATGAGTCCCCCATTTCTGCGGCAATTTCAGTCCAGGATTTTTGTTTTACCGCTCCTGTTAAGCCCCATTCGCTTTTGTGACAATTTCTTATCACAGCTATCCAGCTTTTCCACCCGTTTTTGTTTTTTGTCTTTTCGGCAGAGTTGTCAACGTATTCGATGCACCTGTCAAGCTCTGATTCTCCAAATTCAAACAACAGCGTTTGATATTCTTTGTCAGACAGCATCACCCAACCGTACAAGCCGTGTTTATGGCGCGTAAGCGCTTCTCTCGCTTTTTCCTTTGTCTTCTCCTTCTCCTTCTCCTTCTCCTTCTCCTTATGTACGTTCGTATCATCTGGTATACGTTCGTCTACGTTCGTATACCGTCGTAGCACGTTATTTCTGTTAGTTTCGCATTTGCCTTCGTATGCTTTCGCATCCCTATCTATCTGCTCCCGAATCGTCGGATATACGTGCCGCTCATTTCCTCGTAGTTCCTGCTCTGTGCCCGTCATGCTGTATTCTAGGCATGCCACGAACAGACGCCCTATCTCCGCCTCAGTGAGGGTTTCTATCGACTTTAAGTAGCTGTGATAGGCTGCAAAATATTCTCTTGCCAATGTATCACCCGCTTTGCTTCTTCTATGAGGTGCGTTATAATTGCGGTTCCGTGTTATATGCGCGGCGCACGTCGCAATATGGGTAAAACGTTATGTCCTGCCAGCGCCTACCCCAAAACTCAGCAGCAAGCTCTATGCACAACGCGCCGTTAGTGTTGTCGCGCACTGGAGCGCGAACTCTGCAAGGCTTTTTATAATCAGGGTGCGATACGTCCCATAGTATTTTGCCAGTATAATTTGGAGCCGATATATCAAACTTCTCGGGGGCTTTTCCGCGCTCCAAGTTAATCCCTCCTGTATATCAATTTAGATTCATCCCAATCAGGATATTTACTGATAAGATATTGCCGTACTTCTTCGTGTAGTTCATCACTCCTGTAACCGTGGTCAAATTCGTAGTGACAAGGAACGCGGCAGATTGTAACGATGTTTTCTTTTATACCTAAGCCGCCGCGTGACCTTGGCACAAAATGCGCTTCTGGCATCCCGTGTTCTGATCCGCATATTACGCATCGCCCGCCGTCACGCTCGTAGACTTCACGCTTGACGCTCTGCGGTATATCGGTAGCCTTGGTGCGCTTGTGCTTTTTGCTTTTGAATGGTGTGTGATTCATGGCGCAACAGAAAGCGGTGATTGATACGCGCATCCTTCTATTTCATCAAGCGCATAGTTTTCGTTAATGCGAGACACTTTTATCCAGTTTTTATACAAATCTCGTTCCGATACGACATGCTTGATTAGTAATTCAATATATGCTTTTGTGCTTTTGTGAAGATAAATCGTGTCCCTGCATTTTTTATACCATTCCTGTAACGTGTCAATTGACCAATTTCCATTGTTGTAAGCCTTGCCAGCCCCCACCCAGTCACAAAGCATTTCAGCGACATATCTTGGAGGCATTCTCAAAAGTATAAGTTTTCCATTTTCAAAGTCTGTCCAATATTGCCAGTGGTGTTTGTTTCTGCCTTTATGGTTTTGCCATGCTGCGGAATATCCGCGCTCTCGTTTTTCAGCATCAATCGGAGAAGTGTTGCCCTGAAAATATTTTGCGTTTGCACAAAATTCTGCCTTTGAGTATTTGCTCAAATCGTGGGTAATGCCCTGCATTACAAGCCCGCATTTAAAACAAGCCTGCATTACAAACCACTTGTGCAATGTAATCGTCTTGAAGTGTAGCCAATAAATTTTAAATTTGCTTTTGCTCATATGCCTCTCCCTCCACTATTCCATTCGCGGTCTATTTGATTCTCAATCCTCGCTTTTATATCTCTCCATCATCAAAGCTATTTCATCCGGTGTCCTGGTGTCTATGTCGAGCTCCTGTGCGTCGCTGATGATTCCCTGTATGAATAAGTACATTTCGCGTGTGTTATAATGGGATGATCCTACCCAAAAGCGCAAGTATTTGGCACGGTCTTCCGGTGCAAGCTTTTCGTGTTCTTCGACGTATACAAACTGACGCTTAAAACGTTCAACGTCTTCGTTTGGAACCTTGACAACGCCTGTCTGACCATACTTTTTAAGCATATTAAAATAGACTTCATCTTTTGTAAGCGGTGGGGTTAAGGCTTCTGCAATCTTTGAAATCAATTTCCAGCAATACCGGTTCGCCTCTCCTGATCTCTTGTCTCTGTGTTTATCAATCTCTGCGTCGCATTCTTCGTTAGGCTTGCTACAGAATCGCCTTGCCCTTGCCGCGTCTTCTGGAGAAGAGGGCTTTAAACAAATCCAAACGCCGTCTTCGTACAGCATCTTTTTCTGAATAAATTTGATAGTTGTGGACATTTGGGAAAGCTCCCTTCCGTAGACATTTGGCAAGATACTTTAGACGGGGAAGATATTCAGCATTAATCCATGCAGGATCATACTCAATCGGATGTGTTGACAGCCGCGCTAGGTCAATTTCGTTGAACCAATTTTCGTAGTCCGCCCCAATGAGACGATACGCCTCGACAACCAACGGTTTACAAGTGGCGTACATTTCAACCTGCGCCTGTTGCCAATAAGAACTTGATAGCTTGAATTTGTTCGCAGAATAAGTCTTTACCTCATGGACAATCTTGTCTTCCCCGTCTAAGTTGACACGCAGCCGGTAGCGCCTGACCTTTATTTGTCTGTCGCGTCGCTTAACGCCGAGAGCGTCAAGGATTCGATGCTCGTAAGCGCTGCCGGTCTGCATTGCAAGTGAATTGAATGTGTTCCGCCGTAGCCCAAGCTTTTCCAGCCACCATAAAGAAAATGACTGTGTATTCCAATTCCCTGTAATATAATGGGTGTCTGATGCGCCGAACCAGCCGGAACGGTCATAATTTTGAATCATGGCTTTATATTGCGAAGGCGTTCCTCAAGTGTTGATATTTTACTTATGTAACTAAGGATTTGGTCAAGTTGTTTTTCGTTAATACCTGCAGCCTCGCAGATTTCCTTTTTAGAAAGTCCCTTTTTCATAAGGGATGTTATAAGCTCCTCGATTCTCTTTTTAATTTCCCAGATGTTGTGAGACATTGGATTATCTTTTAATGGCGCTTCCGCCTCTTCTTTTATCCACAGAGAAAGCCCAAGCCCCCAGTTTGTGCCGACGCATTTTACAAAACATCGTTGCGACGCATCAGCAACGTCTGACTGCGCAATCTTTTCCATTTCTATATCAAAGAATCCGTTTATTACTGGATAGTCCGCCTCTCTGCGTACACCGTCAATTTCGACAAAGCACTTAACAAACGGAATACCACCATTAATCAAAAAAAGTGGATGATCGTCTTTTGAATGAATGTTCCCGTATTGGACACTTTCAGCGCCATTTTCGTAAAGCATTTCAACGCAAACCGCCCAGTTCAAAAACTTAACTTTTTTGCCCCCCCCTACCGGCTTTTCTCCAGCCCTGCTTGAAACGTCAATTGCAAACAATTCATTAAACGGTTTCAGCATCGTCTTACCTTCTTTCTACTGTTTCATAATCGCACCCCATTAATTGCGCCACTTCATCAATTGGTAAATTTCTAATCCTATCCCAAAAGCAATCAGGGCAAAGTGATACTGTGACGCCTTTTTCGTTTTTCCAGTAAACGTAGGTTTCGGCTTCGTACACTTCGTGTTGGCAATCCGCCATGATGTATGTATCCTCTGGAGGGATCAAAGACGATTCAGGTATATTTGACATGGGAATGGCCTCCATATTATCAGTGTGTCGGATTTGATGCGGACGTAGATTGGCTTATTATTTTTCATAATTGCGCCTCTTGACTTGCCTTTATTTTTGCATTGAGCATATCCCTCTGCGCTACAAGCTTTGAAACCGTTTTTTCAAGCTTCATATACGGTTTAAACTTGTCGAGGGATTCCGCCAAGCAAAACACGCGAACGTTATCAAAATCTACATAAACACGGTAATCAACGCCTTGAAACGTTTCAAACTTTGCCTTTATATTTTCCTTCTTAAGAAAATAACGCATGTGATCGTCGGTTATGTGTATGTTTGTTCTATTGTCAACTGCAAAATCTACGTTTATTGTAATAATTTTCCGCCTATAATCTCCAAGACCAAGAACGCTAGATACTCCATGCAAAACATTGCTAAGGTCAATAATAGTCGTTAAGTTAATATCCACTTTACATTTTCCTTTCTCGTATCCTGCATCCGTAATACCAGTCCATATACAGCGCCTTGCTTTTCTCAGACGGGTACTTATACCCTTCAATCTCCAAATACGCCTTAGACTCGTTTATAATTTCGCCTTTGGTACGGAACTGCACGCAGCGTAATTCCATGCGACTGTCTTTCTTTTTCTTCCTGCGCGATTGTGGGGCGTCTAAACAAGCTTCGGGATATTCGGTGATAATCGCGTCCCCTGCGCCCGGATGAAGGCATACGCCGCTTTTTGGGTTCCTGGTGCTGCTCAAAAGTTGCGGTGTGAATTTGGTAAAGCCGGCGCGTCTTACGGTAGCGACAACCGCCTTGTCCTTAACGCCTTCGATACGCGGAGGTTGGATTAAATCAAATACCGGCATTTTGCACCTCCTACGCATAATCCGGGATGGCTTTGCAGATCGTATAAACTTTGACGCCCTCGACCATTACTGACAACTCATATGGGTAATTGTCTGCGTTGCGCTCTTTCACTTTCGGGCGCTCATGGAGCGCGTCGCATATCTTTTCCATTTCACCGTCCAAGACCTGTAGTTCAGGCGTTGAGAAATGATATACTGCCGCATAATCAAGCCCCGTTTCTTGCCTTATAGCCTCCAAATTTTCCTCGTGCTGCTTCTCTGCGTTCATTGCCATGCCGATAAACAGTAAAACGTTATTGCGGTTCATATGCATCCTCCTTATTTCGAACCACTTCGGAAGGTGATTTTCCGCTTTCTCTTCATAAGCAACTAAACTCCACAGCTTTGGCGCAACGCCAAACCACTCTCCATTTTTTACGCATCTGCGTTTACAGTAGTCGCCCAAATCGCAAAGCTCCCAAGGATCATCATTTCTCCAATACTCGTTAGTCATCCGATTGAATTTATCCATTTATATCCCTTCTTAAATATTATTTTTTGTTAATTCTAACGATCAATCGCATTCCATTGTCCGGCCCTCAAAACGCGATAACGCGCATTAGGATTATTCCGGCCAGTATGACCGCCCTCCAGAAGTCGTCATTATCGCGGTGCCGCTCGGCCCTGTAGCTGTCTCCGCTTTTGCGGATAAGCCAATACTCGTCGCCGGTTCTCATGACGGCCTCCCCATGTATCGCCGCATTTCTGCGTTCAGTCTATGGACAAGAGCGGCGTCTCTTCCGTGATATCCGCCGATGAAATAAATCTCGTCTTTGCAGTTGTTGATAGCATTCAGTTCCGCTTCCGCTGCCGCCGTATCGTCAAAATCTCCGAGTGATTTGCCATCGTGGTAAAGATTAAAGCTGACTATGTAAATTTTCCCGTTGTAGCACGATCTCCTAATGTTTGGGGCAACGATAAGCGGCTGACGCTGGAGCACAAGTGTTTCCCTGTCTTTTGAGATAATAAGCATGATAATCACCTTTCTTGTTTGGTGTGTCATCACCTTGGTTTGTCTCAAATATGTGGAGTGATAGATTGCTGTCTGAGTCCGTCTTTATATTTCTGATATTCTGATTCATCAATGCGAACACACCCGTTACCGATTTTGTGAACTGGAAGTTCCCCGCTCCATATCCTGCGGTATACGGTCTTCGTGCAGACGTTCAAGTCCTTCGCTATCTGGCTTACAGTTAACATTTGTTTCTCCTTTCTGTGAATTAATTCCAAACCTTTTTCGTTTGAACAATAAAATATTGTGCAACTATACATTTTCTGTGGACGCGTATGGACATAAAGCTATTTATGTGTTATTGTTTGCATTGTTGTATTCTAATAATGCTCTTTTGTGCCCATGTGTTTTTACCTTGAGTACGCGTAATAATTGTGTGTCTATATATACATTGTAGAGTCTTTCGGAGTCTATGTCAATGCATTTCTGTGTCTTTCTGAGTTTTTGTATACATATATAAAAAAGGTGCGTGTGTGTTGTGTTTTATGATAATTTTATGAGAATTTGTGAGACTATGGGGTATTCGCCATCAAGAGTGCTAGATCAAGCAAAGCTAAGTAGAGGCAGTTTGGCGAGGTGGAAAAATGGCGGAGAGCCGTTAAACGAAGCGAAAAAAAGAATAGCGGATGTTTTTAATATAACTGTACCCGAGCTAATGTCAGGTGAAATAAAAAAGCCCGCCACCAGCGAAGGTGACGAGCAAAAAAGAGCTGAAGATGAATTTTTAGAAGTCTGGCGGCTTGTCCCTAATGAGAACAAAAAAATTCTTCAAGATATGATTGTTGCTGACTTAAAAAATAAAGGGCTTCTTTAAAGGCAAGCGTCGGGTATTTCGACGTTTTAATCAGTAAAACAATAAAGTCGTCTTTATTCTCCATTATAAGCCTCGCTTTCCAAAAATTAAATACTTATATATTTATGATAGCGTTGCATTTTGCGTTTGTCAACAGTGTGGAAAATTATGTCATTTACAAAATTAATGTTAAATTTGTGTTGTAACGTATAAAAGGAATAAAAATGTCTAATAAAAAGGTGCGCGCAAACGGTCAAGGAACGGTATTCAAGCTATCAAGCGGCAAATGGCGCGTCGAAAAAACTATATACACAAACGGCGTCAAAGTAAAACGCATAACAAAATCAGGATTTAAGCTTAAGCGCGATGCTCTTGATTATTTAAACAAGCTGAATGCCGGTGCGATACGGTTGACCGCATCGGCTACTTTTAAGGAAATTTATGATTTGTGGAGCGTTCCGCATTATGCTAAAATAGCAAACGATACAAGCAATGGATACAAGGCTGCTTATAAGCGCTGCGAAAATATATGGTATCGTCAGTTTTCTTCTCTCAAAGCAAGCGATTTGCAGGAAATCGTTGATGCTTGTCCGCTATCTAGGAGAACAAAAGCCGATATAAAGCTGATGCTTTCAATGCTCTATAAATTTGCGCTGCAAAACGATTATTGCGATAAAGACTATGCTCAATTTATAAAACTTCCTCCAAAGGGAAAGCCAAAGCATGACGCATTTACTAAAGCCGAGAGAGATGTTTTGTGGAAAGACTACAATTCCGGCAACAAATTCACGGGAGAAATTCTTTTTTTGATTTACTGCGGTTTACGATTTGGGGAATACGCAAAAACAGAGCGGGCAAAGATGTATCTGGATAAACGTTATTTCATATCCGGAATTAAGACGCCAGCTGGAATCGACAGGACAATTCCTATTGCAGACTGCATTTATAATATAACAGACGAACTGTACAATAAAACGGACAAAAAATACCTTTTGACGGTTCCGGAAAAAACATGGTATACTCTTTATCACGCAACGCTTCAAAGGCTGGGAATCCGCGATCTTGACACGCATTGCTGCCGGCACACCGCCGCGACTGCGCTTGCAGAGGCCGACGTACAACCCGCAATTATTCTCGCTATCCTCGGTCATGAAAACTACTCTATGACACTGAACTATACACATATCAGCTTAGATGAAATGTTGTCAGCTGTAAACAAGCAGTATATACCGAGTAGTAACGCGAAGTAGTAACGCGAGTAGTAGTATAACAATAGACGCAATAAGACTAATGTAGACAATAATGTGATTTTGCAACGGTTTGTCTATTGCAGTACAAGCGTGTCATAATTATTTTATGGAGAAGTACCCAAGAGGCAATTCTTGATATTGCAGGGATATTTAGCATGTAAAGTAGTAATAAAATAGTAGTAGAAAAACAAAAAAGCCGCAGGAATCATTTCTGACCCTGCGGCTCTCTGTTTAAAGATGCACCTCTTTACAGAAAATACAATAAGTTTTTATGCCGGGGCCCCTTTGCGTGTTTTTATAAGCAAAACACAGAAAAAACATAATGATTGCAACGCCTTAACTGTCCGGGCCCCCTTTCGTCATCACACAACCAAAAAGCCATCCAACGCCGCTCGCGGATTTCTCCGGCCTGTCAATCCGTGGCTGCCGAACAGCCTAACCGTCAGCAGGATAATACGTGTCGCGCTACCCGTCACCATAGCGTCTTATTCCGCCACCGCATAACATTTTTTGGTGTAATAACCGCCGTCCCTTCCAAAAGTCAGCGCTTTTAGGTTACACACCTAGCTTAAATATATTATACTATTATTTTACGGGAATTGCAATACCTATTGCTAAAAATCAGTGAGGACCAAAACGAGGGTGCTTTTTGCTAAAAACGCTAATTTACGTTGCAATTGCTACGTTTTTTGCGGACCAAGTTTATCTATCGCCACACAGCTAAAAAGCCATCCAGCGCCCTTGATGTGATGTATTTATTGTCCGGGGCAATCCACGACGTAGACCCGCCCCCGTCGAGGTTCACGGCGTTTACACAGCCGATAGCAAGCATACATTCGGCAAGTTCAGGGATGGTAAGACGGTTTTTGTCTGCGTCAGAGACGGCGCGGATAATAAAGGTTCCGTCCGCTTTTATACCTATTGCCGTTCTGCCTCTCCTGTATGCCGGATTGTTTGAGCTAAAGGCGTCTTCCTTCGTGTCGATAGAGACTTTACCGTCCTTGATAAGCAGCGGATACCCGCCGAGGAAGTCCGCGCCTGTACGGTTGTCCCAATGCGTGAAAACGGGTGTCTTTTTGTCCCTGAATTCAAAGCCCGATTTTGAGAGAAGCCAAGCGGACGCTACGGCCCCCTCGTCCATAATGTAGCCCGTCGGATTGCCGGAACTTATTCCGAAAAAATTAGCGTTTGTGATGATCGTACAGCCTATACGGTTATAAGCGGAGTCGATTTTTTCAACCGGCTCCGTTCCTTTGACATATTCGATGCGCTTGATTTTTTTAATTTCCAAAAGTAGCCCCGTTGGTTTTGCTTCATCAAGAGCACCCCATGTTTGTGGGCCGACTCTCCCGTCAACAAGAATCTTTGCCGCTTTTTGGAACGCGTGTACTCCCCATTCTGTCCGGGGTCCAAAATCGCCGTCAGGTTTGCCGCAAGGGTATCCTAAATAGTTTAGCCGGTTTTGGAGCGTTACAACGTCGGTTCCATTGCTGCCTTTCTCCAGCAACGGCATAGGCTTGTTTTCGGGCGGAGGAATGACCCCTGTAAACAAAGGCATGGGAGGCGGATAGTTGTGCGTGCGGATCATAGCGCTTGTATACTGCCCGTGATTGTCCCACTGTAAGTGGGGTTTGTCTATAATGCTCGTCCAGTCGCCGCCCCATGTAAAGCCCATTGCTTTACCAATTCTGCCGACAGCTTCAAAGAATGCGGGGTCATCGTACTCGTGGCCCTTGACGTTTTTACATACATCAAAGGCAAGTCCAGCGTGTTCTGCGTGAAAAGACGGCGTTTTAGCGTTTGAGTTTCCGGCGTTATAGACGTCGAGCTGTTCTGCGTCTGTTCTTGTAGTACAAGCAATCAAAGGATTATGCCCTTCATGTTCCATGCGCTCAACAAATGCATGACAGCCCGTCTCTGCATCATAACGTAAAAAATTGATATTGCGGCTCACAATTTTACCAGCTTTCTTTGTCTGTAGGGTTGTTGACAATTCCAACAGCGACCGCTATTGTTAAAATAAGATTTGCCGCCGTCTGGAACACGTCGCTTGTCATGCCAATGGCGTCCCAAAGACCATAGTTGCCGCCTAAAAGAACGATCAATGCAATAACGGTTGTCCATACAATTTTACTTTTCCATCTGTTTTGTTTCATATGTGCCTCCTGTTCGATTATATATTTATCATTTTATTGTTCCTTTTATAAATTCAACGTCTTTTCCAACAACCTCGATTTTTGCGCTTAATGCAGAATTGAATTTGTCTATTTTTTCGCCAAGCGCGCACTCCACTGTTTCAACATTTGTGTCTAACCGGTCTATTTCTCCGTCTATGCGTTTGTTGGTGGATTCCTGGTTTTTATTTATCTGCTCCTGAGTCCCAACAATACGGCCGGCCTTCAGGCCGACCGTAATGATAGATATTAAAAGAACCGCAAACTGTACCCAGCTTGCTATTATTGATAAATCAACCATCTTTTTTGCCTCTCTCTATCTCGGTTTATTCATCTATTCGTCTTCTCTTTCTAAGAACGGGCGAGGTTTTACCCCCGCCCTCTTATTACCGCCATTTTTGCGGCTTCATATGCTATGCTGTCGAGTTTTTTGATTTGCTCCGCCGTGGCTAAAGAATTGATCCTGCTGTTAAAATACTCTGTATAGGTTTTTTTGAAAATGTTTTTTTCCGCCTGTGTTAATGTATATGTTCTGCTTTGCATTTGAACTTTTGCGCCCGGAGGCTTCTTTGGCGTATATGAAAATTCCTCCGGGATTGTCATGTTGATAAAATCATAATCTCCATTTTGGTTGTCTGAGGATTTTGACTCGGCGTACAAAGATATAAGGCGCGTTGCGTTGTTAAGGTACGGTAATAAGGATTCTTTTACCGTTTTTCCGTCTTCTTTTGTTGTATAAAATGCGCCTATCAACGCTATTTTTTGATTGTTCGCAATGTTTTGCTTTAAAATAGCGTTAACTTTTTGATAAGTCGTTACACTTTTATTATCTCCTTCCGGTTGAAGCTCGTCAAGGGTTTTGTACAATGAATATGCGTTTTTTTGAGATATTCCCATATCGACATAACCTTGGATTTTTGCACCGTCCGTAACACTTGGTATCCGCATGTCGCCGCGGCTTTCCATAACATTAGTTTTTGCCAGTTCCGCAGACGCTGAGTAAATTTTGCTGACCGCTTTTGCTTTGTCTTCGTCTGTCATATTTTTGTATGACGCGGAACTGGTCAGGTTCGTCAACTCTTTGTATGCGTTCTGGCCGTAGGTTTTTTTGTACTGCGTGTATTCGTTGGCGTTCATATAAATGTCTTCGCCGTTGTTCGAAAAGTATTTTCTTACGGAAACCGGCGGGAGCACGCCTATTTCGTGTTCTTTTGCGTAGTCTTTATAAAGCCTTAGAATTTCGGTTTCCATCGGGGAAACATTAACGTCTTTCAGGTATCCAGGGCTTACAAAGTTCTGAATTAACCTTTGCCCGATTCCCCCGCTGCTTTGCGTTCTTCCCCATTGATCGACGTAGGGCTGTTTTGTTTCTTCTGCAAACGGAATTTTACCGACTTGCCCCTGGAGAAAATATTGCACGTCGCCTGGAAGCTGCCCTTTTGGATTCGTTAAAGAAGTCCTTCGCGTGTCGTCTATCGTCCGCGCGATTCTTCCTCCGATGGAAGGAACTGACTGCCCGAGATAGCTTAACGCTGCCTGAGACACGGCGTATGTCATCAGGTTTTGATCGTTTTGTTTCGCGTATCCAAAGCCCTCAAGATAATCGTTCAAGCTCTGCAACATGGACGTTTCCAGCATTGGCGCGGTGATGTCTGAAGCGATTTTTAACACGTCTTTTATTTGTGCGCCGTCTTCGCTTTGGTCGGTCTTTGTGTTATATAAAGACGCCCCTAAAAACACGGGCATCATAGCCGGGGTAAGCCAATCTATGGTAAAGCTTTTCCCTCCGATTTGAAGCGCAAAGTATTGTTTTCCCTGCGTCTGACTGAGTTTGTCTTCTTTGTCGTCTCCTGTAGTTCCGACGGTAAGTATTCCGAGAGAGGCAAGAAGAACGCCCATCCCGGTTAATGCCGTGCCCGTCAAACCAGACGACAAATTATCTATGTATTCAGATGCGGTAATTTCTCCTTTTGCTAATTGATAGCTGTCGTATGTTAAAGTTTTTGCTAATCCAATTGGGCTATATTCCAATCCCCTCACTAAAATGTTGGCGGGAGTTCTGCGAAACGGGAGAACGCCTTCACCCAAAACGTTTGCGGCCTTTCCTACGGGCTTGTTTCCCCGATATCTTAAATTTGACACAAAATCAGAAAAAGAATTAGAATCCCTGTATGTGGCTTTTTGCGCCTCAGCAATAGCAAACCCTCTTGCCCTGTCCAGCAATCCGGTGTCCGCTGTTTCCATTGTCGCGTTGTTTGCTTTTAAGTATCCCGCAAGCGCTTTGGCGTAGGCCGGTTTTGACACCCAATTGTCTTCCGACTCCAGAGCTTCCGTGTTAAATTTACGCGCCCACTCTACGCCTTTTCCGACAGTTTTGCTTACAATACCTTTTCCGGTTCCGAAAATTTTTCTGTATTCTTGGATTTTATTTTTTGCCTCGTCGTACTTTCCGTACTTCATAACAGAATCTACGACGTTTGCATAATCTGTTAACGCCGCTTCAATTAACGGTCTGTCGGCCCTTGTCAAAGCGACAGAACGGGTTTGTTCAAACTGTGCTCCCGCTTTTTTCGCTATCGTTTGCACCGACGCGCTCAAGGTGTTTTTTATAAACCTTTCCGTCCTAAACACATAGTTGCTGGCAATGTTTCTGATGTGAGTAACAGGGTTAAACAGCATAGAGGTGTATCTCCATGCATTCCACTTATCCGCGAATGTGGCGGGAACCTGAGAGGCGATGTTTTTATAAATATTATCCATCGCGCTTTTAGCTCTTGCGTCGTCTTTTGCGGTTAATGCGTCAAGATACTCCTGTGCTAACCCTTCGTCTATTTTGATATTCGGAGCCTTATTTCCGTATTTTTGTATAAGTTCATCCTGTAAATTCTGGACACTTCTTTGCGCGGCGTACAGCTGATACTGTGGTTCCATTTTTTTCAGCAATCTTACCGCCTGCGTTGACTGAGCTCCGGAGCGAACCGTTTTTACAATATCAACAAGAACATCGACGGCCTGTTGCGCGTTTCCGGAGTTTGCCGCGTTGTTGTAAAGCGTCCATCCTAACGCGGTTAAGTCTTTGCTGACTTTCCCCGCTAGAGCGTCGGATTTAAAGCTTACAAGCGCCTGATCCCATCCGACGTTTTTAATCGTGTTTTCCGCGTTGGATACGGCTTGTTTATCGGTAATTTTTTCGTATGAAAACAATTCAGACAACACGGCGGGTTCGATTTTTTCCGCTGTTTCGTTGGTTGTAACTGGAGCTTCCATCGCCGTCCGGACGGTCTGAGATAAGTTATTTGCATCGGATGTCTGTGTCGGAAGCTCAACAACCCTTTCCGTGGTTACTGGAGACTCTCCCGGTTTAATTGTGCCGTATTTCTCCGTAAGCGCGTTCAATCTGTTTCCAGTTACGTCAAATCCAAGATCGGCCGCGCCAAGTCCGTCCGGCGCTTGCTCCGCATTTACAAGCCCTGCGTTTTGAGATGGCGTAACTTTTTGAAATTTTGTCACATAATTATTGCGTCCTCCTAATTCTCCTTTTGGATCGATAAGTACAAGAACTTGGTGTTGTTTATTCCCTGCGATTTTTCCGCCTTCGTGGGTGTACGCTTCGTATCCGCTATCTACAAGACCGGAAGATATATAGTCGAAATCATCATAAAACTCCGACAGAGGGATACCTTCTCCGTTGGATATATCCGATAAAAATTCAGAAAACTTTCGGAATACTTCAACGCCACTTTTTCCCGAATTTTGAGCGTTTTTTAACGCTTCGTATTCTTCGGAATACCCGTATTCATTTTCATAATAGGACGCAATTGTATCGAAATAATCGTATATTTTCTGTGGCATTGGCTTTGACATATCGAGAACATTATCAAGATTTACGTTTGCTTCGTATGTGGTAGGTGTCCCGGTTCTCTTGCCTCTGCTCTTGGCATATCCTTGAGCCACTTCTTGATTGTCCGTAAGATATACTCCGGAACCCAAAAGCCCTTCGATTTTTGACGCCGACGCCGATAGCTTGTCCGCAACAAGGTTTTGCGCTCCGCTGCCGTGATACCATGTTTTTTCATTGATGCTTTGTACATCTGGATTATAGTTGTATTGATACGCTGAACTTGTCGGAAGAGATTTTGGAGGCGGCGTTATATATGTATTCTGTGCGTTTTGCATATCGTTCTGCGCCGCCACGATGCCCCGTGCTGAATTTGTTTGCATTGTGGGTGTGGTAATGCTCGTTTGCGTAGGAGATATTGTAGTCTGCTGTACTGCGGCTCTCGGTGCGTTCTGAACGGCATTGTCGGTTTTGTTTAATTCTGCTATCCTTTTATTTTGTAGCGCCGCAAGATCGCTTTTTGCTTTTTCAGACTCGGCTTTAGCTTGTTCGTACTGTAAACGTGGTTGGATTGACGCATCCGGATTTTCGTTGTCTATCGAAGCAATATAACTTAAAAATGCCTGTTGCTCTATTTGTGATAAATCGGCGGCTTTTCTGATTTGATTATTAATTGAACTTAAAACGTTTGGGGAAAGTGAACTGGTAGTTGTTGTAACACTTTTTGGAACAGCTGGTTGTGTTGCATTGATAGCCGATTGCGCCAACACCTGTCCGCCGCTGAGAATACCGCCTACAACCGTGCCGCCCCCAAATTCCTGCGCGGAAGTTACGGGATTGAATACGGCGTTCTGATCTTTTACTGAAGCAAGCGGCTTATCTTTATCGTATATCATCTTTTGAGTAAGTCTTTCGATGACGCCCTGAACAACTTCTTCTTTACCTTCTGACAGTGCAGACGTAACCCATTCTTTGATAACTGAAGCTTTTCCAGACCTTAAAGCTGCGGGAAGCGTTTCAACACCTCCCGTCACTTCTATTGCGGAATTTATCAGGCCCGTCAGAATTGCCGTAAGCTGCGCCTCGCCCTCGGTCGCGCCGCCGGCTTTCGCATTGCTGTATGCGTTGCCGTAGTTCTGTACGAAAGACAGCTTAAACATGGGACTTTTTGACATTGCGGTAAGGCTGTTTTGGACGGTTGCGGCAAGCCCCGCGTTAGCGGTGGCCGGAAGCTGCGCCGCTGCGGACGCACCCCCGGTAGCGACGGCGAGCGCGGCGCTCGGAAGCGCTTGGCCTACGCCTGTGCCAACTTGCTGATAAGTTTTGAATGCGTCGCCCCTGCCGACCTGCGCTTCCTTCAGGTTTTTGTCAACCTCCCTTTGCCCGGCCTGATCCTGCTGATATATCCAGTGAATTCCCTTGGACAATATATTTTCGGGTATAACGGTATCCAAAGCGTTCGCGCCCGCTTCCAGCGCGGAATATGCGCTGCTCGTAAAATCCTGAACGCCCGCCGCAAAAGGCTCTGTGTAAGCCCGCAACCCTGACGTTTTCAGCTGCGCATCCGGCACCCTCTTGGCAAGGTCGGCAATCTCCTGTTCTTTTTGGGCTATCTGCTTATTATAATAACTGGTCTTATCAACGGTCTTTTTGTCGTACCTCTGAGTGTCACGCTTGCTCTTCAGGTCGTTGATATCCTGATATAGTTTGTTGATATCTTTCTGTGTTGGTGGCCCGGTATACCCCGGAGTGGACATTTCGATCTCTTTCAGCGTCGGCGCGGCGGTTGCTCTCTGTCCCGCTGCGGAAGATCGCGGCCGTCCTGCGTCCACAGACGCCGCATTCTGCATTATCTTGTCCCAATTGATTCCGCCTGTATTTTGGGCAGATGACCTTGATTGATAAGCCCCGTTGTCCATAGACGCCGCATTCTGCATTATTTTGTCCCAGTTTATAGGCATGGCGTCCTCCTTAATCAAGGTTGAACAGCTTTAAAAGATATTCCGCCTGTTCGGGGGTAATATCGCCGGCCTCCAACGCTTTCCGTATACCTTGCGCTCTGTCGGATTGCGACAGCGATCTTTCTCCTAATCCCGCTAATAATTTATTATATTCGTCAAGCTCTCCATCTCCGCCGCCCCCCTGCGGGGGTTTGGATTCTGGCTGAGCGCCCGGCTGTTGTCCAGTCAAACCAAACGCGGCCAAAAGCTGCCCGGTATACGGCCCTCCGTTTTGCGCGTAATTATAAAGCTGCTGCTTTCCTTCTTCCGTAAGCGCGCCGGTATACGGATCAATGTTTCTGTTGTAGATATCCTCCATAACGTTGTATAATTGGTTGAACGTAGTTTTGCTTCCCCCGGTTCCGGTTTTTGCCGCCGCCGCTGCCGCTGCTTTTTCGGCCTGCTCTCTCTGGACTCTCTGAGTGTCGAGGTAGCCAATAAGCCAATCATTTGACGGGTCGTTGTCGTTTGCGAGAATATCCATTTGCTCCTGTTCTTTTCCGTAGTATCTACCGATGGTGTTGAGGAGGTCTTGCCTCGCCTGGGCGTCTGCCGCTGTTGTTGTTTCGGATTCCCTCAACGCCTGCTCAATCATCGCTCTCGTTCTTTCTGCGTCGATGCTTCCGCCTGCCGCTAAAATGTCCTGTTCTTTTTGGTTGTAAAGCGTTGCGATGTCCGACTCGTAATTGCCTCTCAAAAGAGCTTTTGCTCTTTCTATAGCGGCGTTTTCTTCCGCTCTTGAACGGTCTAGTCCTCCAAGGCTGTTCTGTAAAGCGACGTTGGAATAAAGTTCATTCTGCATCGCGGCGTTTCCTTCGATTCCCTGCGCCGCCGCCCTTTGTGCATAGTTATATTTCCCAATATCACTTTGCGCTGCGGCCCGGTTCTTTGCTGCCTGATACGCGGCCCCAAGGCCGTATTGCGCCTCGTCTTGAGCGGATAAGGAATTGGACAAAGCTTTTGCAAGCGCGTTAGCCGCCGCCTCTGTGGACGAATTGATCTGCGCTGTTCTGGAGGCAAGCTCGGAGTCATACATACTCCCGATGTCGTCTCGGATAGTGCTCGGTTCAATAACTCCTCCGCCAAGTTCGTCCGGCGGGTTTACGTTAAGCCAACTGATATCTTTAAGCGGGTCGTATGCAGGCTCGTTTGTTGTAGCCGCAGACGATATATCGCTTAAAGGCGCACTGCCCGCTCCGCCTCCGCCGCCGCCGCCGCCTCCGCCGCCGCCTCTGCTGCCGCCTCCGCCGCCGCTTGATAGCCGTTCTAGCAAAGCAAGTCCGGGGTCGATCATCCCTTTCGGATTATTTGGCTGTGGTTTTGGCGTGTAAATTATCGGTATTCTGCCTTTGTTTTGCAGAAGAAAAGATGCAACAGCCGGATCTGTGACCGTTGAGGGATCGGGGGTATAGTACGCCATACTGTCAACTCCTTTTTAGCAAACAAAAAGCACCCCGTATCAAGGTGCTTTTTGCTTATCGAATTTTTACGCCGCTAACGATTCGCGTATATCGTTAATAGGTATTACAAATGTTGATTTAGAGTTTGCCGCATCCATCATTCCAATAAGTTCACCGCTTTGGTTAAAAACGCCGCCTCCTGATCCGCCTTCTAAAGTGCTAAATGATAACATATATCCCCTCATGCCTTTATAATAAAAATTTACATCAGTTATCATTCCGCTTGAAATAACGTTTTTTTCTCCGTGGGGAGACGATATCGCAAAAACCTTGTCCCCAACTAAAACGTCGTCCGAATCGCCAATTTTTACAGGCTTAACGTCTTTGTTTTCTGGTTCAAGTATTGCCGAATCTTTCGCCTCTGAAATGTTTATAAGCGAACAATGTATGTACGATTCCGAATTGTCGTAATGTATTGCAAAATATTCATGATCGGACGCGTGGCCCGCTGTTAAAACTTCGTCATAATCTATAATAACACCTGAAGACTGCTCAACATACTCGCCTTCCTCGTCCCCGCCCGTTACCATAACGCAGGAGTCTTTTAGCTTTTCGAGGTCTATTGTGTCGATTTCGACGCGGTTGTTTCGCCACTCTACGGATACGTCCAGCGCGTCTCCTATTGGTTTGATTGGTAAATATGACCGCCCGTTGAAAGCCAAAGGCGGGTCGGACATCTCTAATTTCTCGCCGTTTACATAAATAGGAAACGTGGCCTTTTCACACGCGAGAGCATAGGCCGTGCCGGTTAAAAGTGCTACAATGACGATGAATGATATAAGCTTTTTCATATTTTCACCTCAGCGTCAAAATAACACCAATAACACAATTTGTCAACAGGTTACCCAATTGCAAAATATCTCCCGGTTGCTGCCGACGTGTTAAAATCAGCGGACGTAGTTCCGCTTCCACCGACGGTGATTTTGTTTGTGCTTAACGCAAGATTTGTTGTTGTGTTGCTTCCTGTCGAATAAAAATAAATGGCGCTTTCGCCAGCTATACAATATGCGTTGCGACTTGTGTCAAAAGTGACGGCTGCAAATACGGGCGTAAAAGCCAGGGCAATATCCTGCGTTGCGCTGCCGTCTCCGGAATATGTGTCTGTTGCGATTTTAACTGTGCTGGTTATTCCTAAAAGCGTTTTAGCCTGCTCAATCGTCTTTGTTGTTACCTCCCCGTCTGTGGTCGTAAAAACCGGAAGGTCTGTGGTCGAGCCTATTTTACCGTCGTTTGATATGTTACCGTGGACATGGCTGCTTGCGGCAGAGCCGCTGTGAGGGTTTGCGGCGTCTATATGCGCGTCGACTTCCGTTGTCAGCGTGTCGTTTATGTAATCTATTATTCCGTCCGGTTCCTCGTCAAATTTATCTTTAAACTGTTGTGTTGTAAGTCCTCTTTCCGCGACGGTTGTTCCAAGATCGCCTACAACGCCCTTCGTTACTGAACACTCTGTTAAAGCCATAATTTACCTCCTGTTTGTCACGTCTTCGTATTCCACGCTGATTGCGAGAGAAAGAAGGGCAAACGAATCTTGACCGTTGCTGACAAAACGAAATTTCACATACCCAACTTTCGTTAATCTTGGTTTTCTGTTAAATGGCTGCGGCGCGTAATTTGTTTCAAAGGAAAATGTTGAAAAATCCCATGTATCAAAATTGCTCAAGGAAAAGCTGACCGGCTTTAACGGCTCAACCTGCGTAAAGCTGGAGTCTCTATCTGTCGCCACATAAAAATCAAGGTGCGTTTGTGCGTACGGAAGAATAGATATAAGCGCTTCGTAAATTTCTTTTTCTACAAACTCGGCGTCAAACGTCATGTATCCGGTATCAAAATATGAGTTTATCGTTTCTCCGCCGTATGTCCCAACGGACTCGCTGAATTTCATAATAAGTCCGTCGTCCGTGCCGAAATACAGTTCTCCGTCCGCCACCAAAAAACACGTTGGCGTATGCGCAAGCTCAAGAATATACCATGCGTTTACCCGGTAATTTAAAACCCACACTTTTGTTCCAACGCACACCAAATAAAGCCCTTTGTGCGGCCAGTCTGCCGTAACGGCGGTCGACAAATCTACTTGGTCAATATCTTTCTGGATTTTTTCCGATACCCATAAAACGTCTTTTTCGTTGACTACAGCCGTTGACGTCCATTGGTATATACCTTTCCACAAAGTAAACGGATTGTTGTAAATAACCCTTGTCTGCCCTTTTGCCTCATTTCCATATTGAGAGTTTATCGGGTTAACGGGAAACTGCGTTACAACAAGACCTGTCGAACTGTCTAAATATGTTTCGACATACGAATACCACGAAGACGCTTCCGAGTCTCCGGACGTAAAAATTATTTGCTTGTCATATTGTGTGCAAATCCCGGTTATTTCATATTCCCCAACGTCTGAATCCGTATATTTAGGCCAATATGTGGGATCGCTCACGCCCGCCGTAGTCACGCCTGACACGTATCTTGTATTTTTGTGAGACGGATTTCCGAACAGCCAAAATCTTGAGTAATATGTTCCCCCGTAATACTTGTTGTTTGTAATAAGCTCTCTGTCTCCGGCGGTTGTTTTTGTATATGTTATGTCAAGCGAGTTTGTTCCCTCGTCCGGAGTGCTGAGAAGCGTTACCGTTCCGGTTGTAAGATTTACCGTGTAATCAGCTGTCTCCGTTTTTGTCGTGCCCTCTAGAACAACAAGATCAACGGAGTCTATATTATATTCCGGAAGCTGAAAAACGGCCGCAACTCCATCGGGGGAAAACCTTATTTTTTTTGTTCCCGATAAATAATTGATCGGCTCAAGAATGGTTCCGCCTCCCTCCGGAGGAGAGGCGGTTATGACGGTCGGAACGTATCCTGTTACAGAAGCAATCGAGCCTGTTCCGGGCCACGAATACATATCGTCCCCGTCTAAAATATAAACCGTGTTGTTTGTGACAAAAAACGCGGTCAAGGCGTCTTCCAAGGTTCCGAGGCTTGTATTTATGCCCGTAGATAAATTGTGTTCGTAAATGTGGCCGTTGCATGAAAATATAAAATGATCCGTTCCGCTCAAAGACCCGTACCACATACCGTTTATAGGGCTTTCCAGAGAGGTAAAAAGGCTTGAATACCCGTACATTTTTTTGGGCTTCAGGTCGTCGGTTATCATTACGTTTAACATGTCCGACAGTTCTCCAGGTTCTAACAAAGTTTCTGTTTCTTTTTTGTTAACCCCCGGAAACTTTTCTATTTTAAAAAGCATAATTATCCCTGCTTTGTCACATAAGTTTTGGGGCTGTTTAAATTTGTTCCGCTGTAATTTTGGCATTTTGGATTAACGCACACCATTTTTACAACGCCGTTTTTTACTCCGGCCTTTAAAAGAGGAGAGCCGCAAATTCCGCATCTGTTAGAATCCATAATAATCCTGCACTTCCCCAAAATTGTATTGACGCCCCCGCCATTCGGCACGCGCCATTCTCGCCTTTGTTGCCATTTTATCCGAAAAAGACTTTCTGTGCCTTAAAGAAAGAAGTTCGGCAAGCATAAATCTTGCTACGGTATTGGCGGCGTCGTCTGATATTTGAATCGCGTCTGTCATGGTAACAAATTCTGTAGCTTTTGGTAAATATGTAATTGTGACATCTCCGAAATAATTAACCGGAACAAGAAGATACAATGCGCTTTCGTGCTCCTCGGTTTTTGAATACGCGCCCTGGATATCGACAGCTACAATTTGACTGTCTTCCGTCAAATCATCCGGCAATGGAACGGGCTTAAAATCGCTGTCGCTTGGAGTGTAATACTCTGTGTCGTCAAATTCATAAACATATATAGTGGGCTTAATCCCTATCTGATTTCTTATACATTCTGCGTTGATTGTTGTAACGTCGTCCAGGTCATCTGTTCCATAATCTGAAATATTCGGATAATCGTCATAACATTTGACGGCTTTATTTATAAGCTCTTGCGCTGTCATATACTCACCTTCTCGGACAATTGTTAAATTGGCGGACTAACGTATGAGATTATCGTTGCCCCGGTCTGTTACTCTGTTACGATGCAGTCGCTGTAGCCGTCCGTTGTCAAAATTAGATCAACGCCGGCTTTATACGTTGCATAAAACTGAGTGCTTATAAAAAGCGCCCTGTAAAGATTTTGCGCCGCGCTAAGCCCCTGAGTGTTGTATATGTCTTTGATTGTTTGTGCAAAATAAGGGACCATTTTATTTACCTCCATAATTTTATACTCCTATCAAAATAGGCAAATTAACGCATAGATCAAGAAATGCCCCATTAAGTAAATTGAAAGATTCTTTTAGCGTCGCGGGGCGCACTTCTATTGTGTAATGCCCGACTACGCTCACACCCTCGGTGATTTCGTAGTGATCGAACACCGGGATCTGTGTTGCCTCGTTGTATTCCGGGACGCTTTTCGTGTATGGCAAAAACCCATACGTCGCCAAAGTTTCAGAAGGCAATAACTCAGGATTTGATACGGCGCATCCGTTTGGACAAATAAAACCGCGAAATCCGATCTGTACGACTTCTCCGCTTTGTACTAAAGCATACATTTTAAGCCTCCTAAAAAGGTTCATACGGTAATGCAATTGCCCCTATATTAAGCATCACATGCCCCGTATAAGTTTCTTCCAGTGTGCTGTCAAATTTTAACCTTATAAATGCGCAATTTGAAGACGTCGTAAAACTGCCTTGTGTTGATGGGCTGTTGTAAACCATTGCAATCCACACATAATCAGCATCGTAACAATGCGCACCCCAATAATTTGATGAAAGGCTGTCTTTTTTAAGCGTGTATACAGTAGACGAATTTACAGGTATATAGTTTTTAGTTCTACATCTCGTCGCATATTCTACATTCGCACCGCTGGCGTCAGTTATGCTTCCCTCTTCAAGGTCGTCTCTGTTTATAAGGTTATTGCTTTTAAATATTAAAAACTTTAATAATCCTTTCATTACGTTCTCCTTCTAGAAAACGCCGCCCACGTTGTGCCTCCGTCGAGAGTTTCGTAGAGAATCCAATATCCAAACCCCGTTGTAAATGTTGGCGCTCCCGCCGCAAACGTCGCGCCTGTTGGATGTGTGATCGCACACGCTGTAGTTGCGAGAAACATGACAAGTACCTGAACGTGTTTTCCAGCCGTGGACGGTATGTTGCTGAGCGTGATGCTCTTGGCATTTGCGTCAGATGATGCAATAGAAAACTCACTGTATACGCGGTTATTGAGATCGAGCGCATATACGTTTTCTACGGCTGCTACGGTGGTTATGTCAGACAATTCGCTAATTTTTTTACCAAGAACACTCCATGTTACAACGTCCATTTTACGCCTCCGTTGCCGCGGTAACGACCGCTACGTTTGCGCTCATTGTATGCGAAGTCGGGTTGTCTCCAGTTTTATCAACTCCGCCCACCGTATAAGTCGTCAGGTCATATCCCGTATCGGCAAAAGCAGATATTGTAAGCGTAGCCCCGGACAACACCCTGTCACCGCTTGTGTAAACGTTTCCTTCTGAGTCTACAACCGTTAAGGACGTGTTTGCTCCGATAGTGAGCGTAAGAATAAAATAAGCGATTTTAACGGATGTATTCATGTTGATCCAGTCTGTTCCGTCGGATACGTAAACGGTGTCGCAGGCGTCGTAAGCAATTGCTTTCTTCGTTTCTTTTTGAACATAATCCGTGTCTTTTGCAATTTGTTCGGAATTGTCTACCCAGTAAACGCCGTCTAATTGGTTTAATCTAAACACGGTATCACTCCTTTTTGGGGCATCCCCTCATATAATGTCCTTGCCTTTTGCCGGAGGTATCAAATATTTCCCCGCAGTATTTGCAGGCAAATTCCGGTTTTTCTTCAACGCTTTCATACTTGCGGTTTTTTAAAAGTGCTTTTAAAACTCTTGGCCTTACTTCGTCCGTTTCAATTATTTTTTCTCCGTTATTGTCAAAACGAAATAGTTTTTTTATTATTTTTGTGTGCCTGATCGGGTGGCGGATTTTTACTTTTGCAAATTTATTCGGTTCTCCGAAAACCTTTATTTTCATATCCTTCTCCTTAAATGAAGGGGGAGAATCCTCCCCCTTATACGAGCTCGATCACCTTGACGTAAGCGGCGTGATTCGTCAAGAGCTTGTCTGTAGCAGCGGGAGTAAGCGTCAAAAGAATCGTACCGTCGTCCTGAAGGACGTGGGCGGTTTCAACCTGAATAGCTTGTTCCGTATTTTTTGTGACGGTTCCCGCAACCGCGACTCCGGCCCACAAGTCTCCCGCAGCAAACGAAAATGTAATATTCCCGTCGGCTCCTGAGCCCGCTCCGCCGATAATAACAGAAAGCCTCGCAGTGATCTCCGTGGGAGTAATCGTGAAAACCTCCGCCAGCGCGTCTGTGTCGGCAGTGGCGGCATTGGAAGTAACGGCGGTAATGGTGTCAAACGCCGAAATCGTTGAATTGGTTACTGTAACAGCCATGTCTACCTCCTTACAGCGTCGGCGCGGAGTACGTCAGCGTCGCAAGGGCAAGCTCTTTTGGCTTAACAACCTTTGCGCCGAATGTGTACAGCCCGCGGCAGTTGTCCTGGAATTTCGTAGGGGAGCGAAGCACTTCGTTTTTTGTGACCTGATCCGCAAATCCGATAGCGTTGTAAGAACCGGCCATAACTGAGTGTACCGGAGCGGCGGCGGAGCCGGAATTGTAGAGATTGTTCGATACAAAAATATCGAATCCCCATTCTTTGGCAATGTCCATTCCCCCGGTTCCGTGCTGTCCGTTGTTGATCTGAAATTCAACTCCGGCAAGAATCAGGTGCATTTTTACCCACGGGGGAATAGCAAGCCATCTTTGCCCGTCCGGAACATTATTTTCATCCAGATATCTTCCGAGAAGCGCGATGTCGCCGATAATTGAATCGTCGTCGCACGACGCGTCTGTGATCGCTGCTGCGTTCGCCTGCGCCTGTGCGTATAGCCCGAACACGTATTCGTCTACCGCTTTTGAAAGCTGGTACGCGGCGTTTTTGATCTGTGAATTTTTCTTCGACAGCATATCCTGGGCCTGTTCGATGTCGGTAACAGCAAAGGAATAATACTTCTGCTGGTCAATAAGCATCGTCAGGTCTCCGGACTGAATAGCCGCGTATGTAATGTCGGCTCCCGTGTAAGAGCCTACAGACACTTCTTCAAGGCCCGGGAATGTAACCCTGTCTCCTTTTTGTTTAATTTCTCCCGTATAATCCTTGTTGCAAATTTTGTTTGCAACGAGATTGTCTTCAAGGACGCGCAAAATAGTGGCGGCGGTTATGGCCGGCGTAAGTGCGCTTGCGCCCATTTAGTTCATCTCCTTTTATAGAATTTTTCAATTGCGGAATAGTTTTTCAGCGCCCATGCTGTATCATTGGAGTGGGCGTCGATCATTTCCTGCGTGATTTCAACGCCGTCTGAAGTTCCTCCGGTAATGCTCCCCGTTGCGGAAACTGCATTCTTGACGTTGATTTCTGAGGCTTTTTTCCCCGCGTCGATCTGCTTTTGCTCTTCCCTTCTTTTTTGAGCAAGGTGATCCGCGTAAGCATATCTGAGGGGGATTTTTTCTTTCAACGCAATGTCAAACATTCCGGCTTTTTCAAGTTCTTCTTTGTCCGTCGTGGAAAATTTTCTTCCCGTCGTTTCCTCAAAATCTTTCAAAAAGTCGGAGACTTCACGATTGAAACGTTCCTGCTCCCGCGTTTGCGCTTCTTTTTCCGCGTCTCTTTGTTCGCGCTGCTGAAGCTGAACCTCAAGCACTGCCTCGCGTTCTGATTTTCCCTGTAAAACGAGCGCGTCTTTTTTTTGAACGGCATCATAAGTTGCCTCGTAATCAGCTTTTGTTTTGATGGGCTTGCCGTCAATTTTTGTCCATCCGTTGCGTTCCGCAAGCTCCGCATATTCCGCGTCAACCGCGTTTTGCTTTTCGGACAGGCGCAAAGCTTTGTACTGAGCGTTCTCTTCGCGGGACTGTTCCTTTACTTCCGGTTCTTTTTTAACCTCTTCGGTTACCTGCTGTTCGGCGGCAACAGCACTTTCGCCTTCGCCGGTAGCAACCGGAGGGCTTTCGACACCCTCTTGGCCCGCGTTTACGGGCGTTAAATTTTCTTCCATACGTAACTCCTTTAAGCATAAAAATACCGCCCTACTGGACGGGTGGGTTCTCTATTTTTTCTTTTACTTTACCCATAAACTCATTAACAACCTGGGCTTTATATTCTTCAGTCTGCATCATTTCGATTTGTTTTTGTTTGGCCTCCAGCTCTCGTATAAGCGCGTCCCGCTCCGGTATCATTCCGTTGTCCGGGAATCTTTTCAACGTTTGTACGGCGTTTGTGATTCCGGCGGAAAACAGATTTGTCATTGTTTGAGCTATGGCCCCTTCATCCCACAAAGAACCGGCCCCAACGTCAACCTTGATTCTGAATTTCGCTTTCGTGGCTTTAGCCGGGTCAAACTCGGCCATTTTTCTCTGACCCTCAACGTCTATTGCGATGCTTCTCGGTATCTTATATTTTTTCAGCATGAATTCAAGCCAGATATATTCGTTATCCTCCACCAATTGGTAAAGGTTGGCCTGAACGTCGTTTAACGGAATCGCGGAATTTTTTGACTGCTGAATCAGAGCGGAGGTGTTTTCTGGTTTTGCGCTTCCAAGAAAAGCGTCGGACACTCCTAAAAGATTAAGGGTTTGCTCCATCGCCAAAGTGAGGATGTCCAAAAAGTGATTTGCTATCTGCCCCGGCTGCGTCATGGATATTATGTTGTTTGGCTGTACGTTATCCAGCGCGCCGTCGTACAGAATTACTTCACCGACTTTGTTTGTTATTCCGTTCGGAAGGTATTGCTTATTAACCAAAATTTTAGGAATAGACATGTCGGCCAGATATTTGAAAAGTCTTGCAAAGGTTTTATCTATCTCCAGCTGATTTCCGACAAGGCCGGTCATGACAGCCTGACCGTGATATGAGTTTTTGATCGTGTCCCAATTCGCCCACGCAACGGGATAAATGGATAATTCCGTGTCTACATCCTTGCGTATATAGCATCCTCTGACGGATTTATTGAAATAAATCCTCCCGTTTTCTTCCCAATATTTTATGATATAGGTCGCTTTTCCGTACTCGGAATTTGAGTTTTCAAGCTCGTTTTTGCCTCTGTCTCCCGCCTGTTCCTCGTATTCTTTATCCGGCAGTATTAAATTTTCTATGTCTTTTTCCGACATCTTGTTTTCTTTTTTATAATACTTGGCTTCCTTGCGGAGCTTTGAAACGACCTCTCTCCCAGCGATTATAATATAGGGCTGATACGGTTTTCCGTTGACGTTTACTCTCGGGTCGTTTGGATTTCCAAAAAACACGTTGCACCCGTCGACGGCCTCCGTAATAAATTCGCCCATAATCGGAACGGGTTCCATGTAATCATTCCCAAAATCATCGGTTATTTCCGTCATTCCGTAGGTCTGACCCGTATCATAAGAGGCGTCCCAATAAGTATGTGTCGCCATATCTCCCGTTAGTGCGGCGTCTTTAAGGATTCTTCTTATCAAAGAATCCATTTTTAAGCGCTCCCACCTGTCTTTGTGGTTGCTCATGAGATACTCTGACAAGTTAAGAAGCTCTCTCTCTCCCTGATCCTCGGTCATTTCATCGATGTTTTCAACGGTATACTGAGCTCTCACGGTGCTTGTGACCGTAGCGGAGGTCAGGTGTTTGATCGCTCTTTGGGAAATCGGCATGATAAAAGGTCTTAAACCCTTTAAATTAACACCGTCAAAATGCTGGTTGTTAAACACTCTGATATTGCGGTTGATCGTGGCGTAATAGTCCGGAGAAAGAGAATGGTTGTAGTCTATTCCTTCCTTGTAAAGCTTCCAGTCATTTGTCATTTCGTCCATATACTAATATCCTCTCTTCGTCGCTATATCCGTCGACTTCATCCAGCGCATCCCATATATCAGATTCTTTTTTTGCCGCTTTTTCAATTTCCTTTTTCTCCGAAACGTTTTTTATAATTTGAACCGGATTCTTGATTTTTGGAGGCTCCGCGCCCTTGGACATTATCGAGTGGTACTTCCATCCCATTCTGAATCCAAATAAAAAAAGCAGGACACTTATTCCCGCAAATAAATATTCCATTATTCCCTCACAAACTCACAAAAGCTTTTGTCGCAGTCGTAAAAACTAACTTCATTCTTAACGTATACACCGAACGGGTCGGGCATCATTTCTTTTACCGGGACGTTACCGGGGCGGGGCCTTCCGGCTGTCCAATACCTTATTGCATCAGGCCCGTGAGTTAATTCGTGTGGTTCGGTAGCTACGTCGTTAGGGTCTTTATCGTCTTTTTGCACTTGCGGTAAGCACCGAATAATATTTTCGCAATTACTTAAAAATACGATATGCGCCGTTTCTTTTCCAAATTCATCCACGTATGGGGCCAGCCATTCTTTAAGATTTAACCACCCCTGTTTTCTGTTGTTTGATGCTTTCCATAATCTAATCCCGTGTTGACCAAATATCTCGGCGGTATTCAGGCCCGTTTCCCGCTGCCTGTTCCACAAATCCGGAGGCGCAAGGTATTGGTATATTTCTTCTCCGTCGTTTACCCTTAGTATTTCTTTAGCTGCTTCCGATATAATCAGTCCGCTTTTATACACTTCTTTATAAACGTAAGCTTTTTTTTGCCAATCAACAGCTATCCAATATGCCGCGAGCTTATCAAGTCCATAATCAAGAGTAACGTATTTTCTCCAGTCTGATTGGATGTCAAACGGTTCTATAACGTGGATATATTTTCTAAACTCAACGAAAAACGCTCCTCCGGGTATACCGTATTCCCCAATCCCGACAACAAGATATCTTTCCGGATCATACAGCGCATTTGGCTTTCCGTCTATTTCTTTGACGTTTATGATTTCAATATCATCATGGTCTGCTTTCGATAAAAATTCATTGTCTTTATGTGTAGTAGTGAGGCGAAAAGTGTCTGACCTTTCCACGTCCCAAAACATTGTTTTGGTCCAGTGCGCGTTAATCCAGGGGTTATAAGTTAATGTTATTTGCTTCCATAATCCCGCCTCTTCTATTTCTATGCCGCGTATGGATTCACACAACGTTTTAAATGCTTCCTGGCTATCAATCTCGTATGCTTCTTCGCACCACACCCAACAAAGAACACCTTTCGCAACATTGATAGAAGTTAGTTTTAACGGATCATCAAATCCCCTAAAAAGTATTTTTTGTCCGGTTGATTTGTATGTTGCCTCGCAGGGGTTAAGAGTAAATTTCCAGAGGTGTGTT